AGCGGTCGGCCTGAAGACGAAGCAGTTGCCGGACGGCCGCACCGCAGTGTTTACGGCAAACGGCCAGGCACTGGGCAGCATCGGCTCGGTGTCGACCGCGCTGAACAACCTGAACGGGAAGACGGCGTACACGTTCACGAAGCACACGATCCGCTACATCACCGAGTACCAGAAGCGGTTCCTGACGGGCCGCTCGCAGCACGACATCACTGGTGCGACGGGCGGTCTGTTCACCGGGCGTTCCTTCAAGCGGGGCTACGCCGATGGCGGTCTGGTGGGGGGGCCGGGCACTGGTACTTCGGATGACGTGTTCGCGCCGTGGCTATCGAACGGCGAGTTCGTCATCAAGGCCGCCTCGGTCCGCAAGTACGGCGAGAAGTTCCTCAACATGCTGAACGAGGGCGCCATCGACATGCCGAAGATGGCCAGGGGCGGCAAGGTCAGCAAGGCGAAGGCTCGGGCGAAGGCGCAGCGGGAGTCGGAGCGGCAGGCGCGCGACGATGCGCGCGGTGACCTGACCATCTCCTACTTCGGGGCGCGAGCCGGGCACAAGAACAGCGAGTTCGTCAACGCTCTCGGCTCCCCCGACAGCATGCGTGAGCTGGTGTCCGCGCTGAACAAGTGGCGCAGCATCATCAAGAAGGCCACCCACGGCGGCGTCGAGGAGAACCTCCTCAAGAAGCTGAACTCCGCAGGCCGGGCGCTGATGCGGTACGAGAAGCAGCACGACGCCATCTCCAAGACGCTGGAGAAGGCGAAGGCACTCCGCGACTCCGTCAAGAGCGGCGTCCTCTCCGCCACAAACATCACCCGCGGCGCATCCGGCGACCGGCCGCTGACCGTGGCCGGGCTGATGCAGACGATGACGCAGGGCCGCGACAAAGCGACCGCGTTCGCCCGCGCGCTGCAGGACCTCCGCAAGCGCGGCGTCAGCAAGACCCTCATCAAGCAGATCGCCGACGCCGGAATCGAGGGTGGCGGTCTGGAGACTGCGGGGGCGCTGCTGCGGGCGTCCGGGTCGGAGATCAAGTCGCTGAACTCGCTGCAGTCGCAGATCTCCAAGTCGGCTACCAGCGCGGGCAACGCGGCTGCGGATGCCATGTACGGGGCGGGGCTGAAGGCGGGCGAGGGCCTGATTGCCGGGTTGGAGAAGAAGCAGGCGGCGATCGAGAAGCAGATGTTGAAGATCGCTAAGAGTATGGAGAAGGCGATCAAGCGGGCGCTCGGCATCAAGTCCCCGTCGAAGGTGATGGAGGAGGTCGGCGACTACACCGCTGAGGGCTTCGCGGTCGGCATGCGGAAGAACCGGTCGGTGACGCCGGCATGGCAGTCGATGCTCAGCGTGCCTGCGGTGGGCGCTGGCCGGGCGGGTGGTCCGGCTCCGGTGGTGTCAGGGCAGCCGGTGGTGATCCCTCTGACGCTGGAGCTGGATGGGCGGGTGGTCGCGAAGGTGATCCTCGATCCGCTTCGCGGTGAGATCTACAGGCGCGGCGGAGTCAAGAAGGCTCTCGAACGATAGGAGGCGGCGTTGCCGTACATCACATGGAATGGCCCGGCGCCGACGACGGCCGCTCTGGCGTCGGTGACGACGGGCACGGCCATCAAGACGATGCTGCAGCTCGCCACACCGGCCACCAGGCAGATTCAGGTGCTGGAGTGGGGCTTCACCATCGATGACACGTCGGGCGCGGACGGTGTGGTGGAGCTGCTGCAGACGGACGTGGCGGCCACCGTCACGGCGCACGTTGCTGCAGGTGTTCCGAACCTGGACCCGAACGGGACGGCGTCGCTGCTCACCCTGGGCACGTCGGCCACTGGCTACACGGCGACCGTCGAGGGATCGACGACTGCAACGCGTCCGTTCGATGCCGTAGCACTCAGCGCGACGACGTCGGAGTCCCCGTACACGTACACGCGGACGTTCATGCCCGACGCGCGCCCCATCATCGCCATCTCCAAGTTCCTGCGGGTGCGGGCCACCACCCCTACCACCGGCGTGGACATGCGCTGCTGGGTCATCTTCAACGAGGTGGGCTGACCCATGCCCACGATCGCCCCGTTCGTCGCCGCGTTCAAGCGCCGACTCGCCAACCTCCCCGGCCCCGCACGGGCCTCAGGCGAGGTGTCCAACGGCGAGCCGGTGCAGGTCGAGATGCGCGTCGCAGGCGAGGCGATCGACATCACCAGCTTCACCCTGGTCCGCGACGACAGCGGACAAATCTCCCTCACCCGCGGCATGCGCGCCGAAGCCGGCCAGACGGAGGCCGCGGAGACGCCCGACTTTCAGCTCCGTAACACGGACGGGCGTTTCAATCCGAACGTGGCGACGGGCCCGTACTACGGGGACATCGGCATCGGCCGGAACACCGAGTTGTGGTGGTCCGTTCCGGACGGTCTCGGCGGCAAGTCGTACCGGCTGCGGGGCGAAGTGTCGGACTGGTCGCAGGGCTGGGAGAAGTCCGGGAACGACGTGTGGACCGACGTGCAGGTGTCCGGGCTCCTGCAGCGCCTTGAGCAGGGTCCGACGCCAGAGCGGTCCGTGGTCTACACGGCGATCACGGATCCGCTCGGATCGTCGGTGCTGGCGTACTGGCCGTGTGAGGACGCCGATGGTGCGACCGCGATCGCTTCAGGGATGCCAGCGAACGGCAGCCCGATGGTGTTCGCCGGCGCGGCCCCGGATCTGGCTGAGTCGACGCTGTTTGCGGCGTCGGATCCGCTGCCGACGTTCACGAACGCCTCCATGACGGGCGGTGTGGCCCGCTATGACACGCCGTCGGCGACGCAGATCAGGTTCTTCTGCTATCTGCCGTCGACGTCGTTGACGGACCGCAAGGTCATCGTCCGGGTTAGTCAGGTCAGTGAGATCGCGACGACTCCGGTGACGGACTATGAGCTGGTCTACAACGCGACCAGCAAGTCCCTGAGCTTGGTGTTCATGGACTCGTCGGGCACGAACTTCGGCATCGACCTGGACCACACCTTCGACGTCCGCAACCGGCTTCTGTACGCCAGCCTGGAGTTTCAGGAGTCCGGGTCGAGCACCATCTACACGATCCGCACCCTCGACATCGTCAACCACGTCGAGATGTCGACGTCGCTGACCCGAAACACGGAGGGCCTGACCCGCTGCACGAAGGTAGCTGTGTTCGTGGCGTCGATCTCCGCAGTCGGCCCCAACTCGTCGGTGGGCCTCACGGACGGGGTGATCGGGCACATCACCGTCGAAAACGCGGTCAGCAGCATCACCGCGCTCGGCACCCGCCTCAACCCCGTCGGGGAGACCGCAGGGCGCCGTATCCAGCGCCTGTGCGCCGAGGAGGGCATCCCGTTCCAGTGGGCGGGCGACCTGGATGACACGGTTGCGATGGGCGGCCAGGATCGGCAGAACCCCCTCAGTCTCATGCAGGACTGTGTGAAGGCTGACGGCGGAATGCTGTACGAAACCCTCGACGTCCTCGGCCTGGGCTACCGCACCCGCGTCAGCCTGTACAACCAGGACCCCGCGCTGGTCCTCTCGTACACGGGCCACCACCTCGCCCAAGTACCGCTGCCGGTCGGCGATGACCGCTACCTCGCGAACAAGGTCACCGTCACCGTCAACGGGGTGTCCGCCACCTACGAGGAGACCGAGGGACGTCTGTCGACCGCGCCCCCTCCTGCGGGGGTGGGCGTGTACGGGCCGAACTCGGACTCCGGTCTCGACCTCAACCTCGCCACCACCGACACGGGCACACTGCTGGACCATGCCGCGTGGCGCGTCCACCTCGGCACCGTCAACGAGGACCGCTACCCGAAGATCAGCGTCAACCTCGCCCACCAGTCGTTCATCGACAACCCCGCGTTGAAGCGGGCTGTCCTCGCGCTGCGGCAGGGCGACCGGATCCAGATCGAGAACCCGCCTGCCTGGCTGCCGCCGGACACGATCGACCAGATCGTCCTCGGTTTCGAGGAGCAGATCAACCACTTCCAGCACCGTCTCACCTTCGTCTGCGCGCCAGCGTCGCCGTACTCCGCGATCGGTGTGCTCGACGCGGAGGACGCACGGATCGACATCGACTCCGAGCTGGTGCAGGCAGTGTCATCATCGGCGACAGCGTTGGTGGTGGGGCCGCAGCTAGGCGAGATCGACCTGTGGACGACGGACAGCTCGGACTGGCCGTTCGACGTACGGATAGGCGGCGAGATCGTCACAGTCACCAGCGTGACGGGCTGGCTGGAGGACACCTTCACCCGCTCCACCTCGAACGGCTGGGGCTCCCCGGACGCCGGCAGCGCCTGGACCGCTTCGGGCGGGGCCGCCTCGGACTATTCGGTCAACGGCAACGCTGGCGTGCACATCCTCTCGACGGTGGACGTGTCCCGGCGGACGTCGGTGACGGCCGTAGACCCGGACTTCGACCTGTACTGCGACATCACCACGTCGGCTCTCGCGACCGGCGCCTCACTGTTCGGTGCGGTGACAGCGCGGATGCAGGACTCGGGAACCATGTACATGGTCCGCCTGGAGTTCACGACTTCGAACACCGTCGTGATGGTGCTGCGCCGGCTCCTCGCGGACGTAGGCACCGACCTCGGCACGTACACGGTGCCCGTCACCCACGTCGCAGGCACCTATATACGGGTGCGCTTCCAGGGGATCGGGTCCGCGCTGAAGGCGAAGGCGTGGCCGGCGACGGATCCGGTGGAGCAGCCGGGTTGGAACATTCAGGTCACGGACTCGGCGATCAGTCAGGCGCATTCGATCGGCACTCGCTCGATCCGCACGACGGGCAACACGAACGGGGCGGCGGTGGAGATCCGCCACGACAACTACCGGGTGATCAACCCGCAGACCCTGACCGTGACCCGCAGCGTCAACGGCGTCGTCAAAGCC